CAGCAATGATAGGTACTAACGTACCTAACTTCGCTGTCATTGGATCCCATAATTCACTCATCATATCCTACCTTTACGCTTTCAAAATGTCGATACGATAACTAGTGTTCTCGTACTGTATCTCCTCAAGGTATCCGCCGTCATAGACACGGAAGATACGTGCGCTTGATTCGGGGATTACCCGCACCATCGCATCTGTATAGCCTTGAAGAAACGAACGGTCAAACCAGCCAATCACGTCGATTAAACCATACTCATCTCGGAGTATATCGAGCGCGTTTTCGCGCAACTCTTTACGGTTCATTATGCCCTCTTTTCAGAGACACAATCGACCTCGAAAGCGTAGGAATAGGTTATAGACTCATAGTGCATACAAGGAGTGTAACCTTGTATGAATAGCCGTCACAATATACGCAACGATTCTCACTAGCGTTGATGCTGAATAGCTTACGCTATTCCCTCGGTCCTAGCTTTTGATATCCCTACTCTATACCGTAGTAAGTCTTGCTATCACCTCGGCGATATTTCGGTCCTTATCAGGATACTGCTACGCTGGCATTAGCTAACCTCGATTGCGTTCTAACCTGCTACGGAATTCTCCTAATGCGACCGCCTGTAAAGGTGCACAATCCCCATACCCTCTGTATGGTTCTAAATGCCCATTCACCGCCTGTTGTCAAAGATCATAGAGTGCTAGACGTCATCGGAGACAAGCCATCATCACGACGGTTATAAACCGTGTTCTGCGGACGCCATTGACCGGGTTATTAAAGAGCTATAGTGAATTGAAATTCACTAACTAGGATCATTATACTTTATTAGCTTATGGATGTCAACCATGTACTTTTTTAGCTTACATAAGTCTCAATAATTTGAGCTATAATTCGCACTGCGTATCGAATCGAATGGTGCCTGTTTTATCGGTGCATTCGGGCGTGTCTTATTCTTGTTGAGGTCGGTCAATCCACCTGGAGAAAACGCTTGTGGGTGTGGCATAATTCACCACGATATATGGGGTTATATTGATTCGCTCGATTCGAGGTTAACTGCGAATCAAGCGTGAATAATTTTGAGACTGTTATAGTATTAAATCAGGCGTATGTCTTGCGCTCGCAAGACGTTAGCCTATAGCCTCGAAAACATGCGATATTGAGTCCGCTACAGACTATGTGCACCATGATTTTTCAAGCGATTGACAGGGCAGGATTTACGGCTATTATTCGATAATTCGATGGGGTAGTATATCAGGGTAAATATTGCACCGGATGGGAGGAGGGATAGGCAGACCATACCAGACCTATAGATATTACCTAACCTACAAGTAGAATCGAGTAAATGAGGGTGTTATTGTCTAATAATAAAGGAGTTACATGAGACTGGTATTTTTCGTATATTTAGGTATATAGGTACGAATGCGAATTATGGTATATTTCAGGTGTAAATAGGTAGTTTGAGCCAACTACTCAAGCACTCTAATGATTCGCATAATGACCTCGAATCGTGCGAATCATAAACTCAAATAGATGAGGTATCTTCAATAATGAGGCACAGTTATTCTACTGCTTGTGGCATAATTATTAACTTGTTTGTGGCACACGTCGAAACGCTAACTCCTTTAGACTCAGTCCTTTACAATGAGACCCCCCCTCGATTTTAATTCCCTGAAAACAAAGCACTTACGGCCAGCGGAAACCCGACCCCTGGGGGCCAACTGTCGGCTACGTCAAGCCCACCCCACCATACAGAATGTTGACAAACTCCCCTAAAAGCACTACCTTTACCTCATGGGCGATAAACCTCGCGGACGCGGCAGACCCCCGAAACGCGGCTCAACTGCTATTGCAGTCACAACCTCTAAAAGCTCGAAGCCCCCATTACCACACGAACTCACCAAGACCCAAAAGAAGGCTTTTCTACAGCAACGTGTCTATGCCTTGCAACAGCTTGACTATGACTCGATCATTGCCCGGTTCGGTCCCGTACTAGCGATTACCAAAGCTGGTGGCACACTTAGACAGGCTGCATATGCTGGTGGTATGAGCACGGAAGAATTGCAGATATTAATTGAATGGGGCAGGTGCGGTGGTAGCGAGGCTTGGAATAACTTTTATGAGGAGTTTTTCAGAGCTAAAAGTGCATCTGAATTAGAGGTTATGCAGGATCTAAAAAACTGCTCTAAGATGGGTGAGAAGTGGGCTATTGAGAGGTTGATGAATATTGGTTCACCGCAAGAGTTTGGCGCGTTTGACGTTGGTTCTGCGTTACCGCCGACGGTAGGTAATACAGGTATAACTCAGCATTTCCACGTGACAGAGAAATTTACACCGGTAGATGTGGTAGATGCGGAAGTGGTGGTAGATGAGCCAAGTTAAGGTTGATTTACCGCTTAACTGGAAGCCTCGTAATTACCAGATACCAATGTATAATGCAATGGTTGGTGGTGAAAAGAAGAGGGCCGCGTGTGTGTGGCATAGACGCGCTGGTAAAGACTTAACATGCATGAATATAACCGTGCCGTCAATGTTTAAGAGGGTAGGGTTGTATTGGCATGTTTTGCCTAATTATACGCAGGGTCGAAAGATTGTTTGGAATGGCATGGACGGCGCAGGTCGTCCATTTCGTGATTATATCCCTAAAAATGCAATTGCTAAAGAACGCGACGATGAGATGATGATAAAACTAAAGAATGGAAGCATCTGGCAGGTGGTTGGTGGTGATAATCCTGATCGCCTGGTGGGGTCGAATCCAGTTGGTATTGTTTTCTCTGAATACTCACTCCATAATCCGGAATGTTGGGATCTATTACGTCCAATCCTGAACGAGAATGGTGGTTGGGCTATTTTTATTTATACTGCACGTGGTCATAACCACGGCTACCGGCTTTTACGCGCCGCACAGGATATGCCTCAAACATGGTTCACTGAGGTTCTTACTGTAGACGATACAAGACGACCGGATGGCACACCAGTTATTACAGATCAGATGATTGACGAGGAGCGGCGAAGTGAAATGCCGGAAGAGTTAATACGACAGGAGTATTACTGTGACTTTTCGGCACCACTCGTGGGTTCGTACTTTGGTCAAGCTCTTGACAAAGCGGCTAAAGAAAAAAGAATTACGGATTTACAGCATAAGAGGGAATACAAAGTCCACACATCATGGGATATTGGGATACGTGATTCGACGGCTATTTGGTTTTTCCAGTACGTCGGGGACTTCGTCCACTATATCGACTTTCACCAGGACTCGGGCATCGGGGTGGAAGGATACATGAAAGTGCTAAAGGACAAGCCGTATGTGTATGGGAAGCACTACGGCCCTCATGACCTCTCACATGATGGATGGGCTACTGGAAAGAGTGATTTTGAAGTAGCTTGGGATCTCGGGTTGCGGTTTGACGTGTGTTTGAAATTAGACAAGGACGATCAAATCAATGCAGGTAGACGGTTGCTTACGCGTTCGCGCTTCGACAAAACTAAGTGCGACAAAGGGCTGGAGGCATTGCATCATTATAGGAAAGAATGGGATAGAAAAAACCGCCTATGGTCCAGCAAACCAGTCCATGACTGGTCTTCTCACCCGGCAGATGCATTTCTTACGGGTGCTATTGGAATTCCAACGGATAACTACGCAATTCCTAAACCTACAAGATATGTAGAAACAGTGCAGGAGATGATGGATAGAAGTACACGCGAAGCACCACAGGTTGAAAGCCCGACTGTTTGGATTTAATATGGATGAAGACAAGACACTAAAAGAAAACCTCAGTGACGCGCATTCTCCGGCTGAATTCTGGTTGGCGGAAATTGCTGATTCCAAAAAGTTTTTCAAGAAATGGAATGAGCGGTCGGACGAGGTTGAAAAGGTCTACCGTGGTGACAATGATCCCGGCAAAGAGAAATTTAATATCCTATGGGCCAATACTGAGACGTTACGGCCAATCATGTATTCCCGGACCCCTAAGCCTCAAATTGAAAGACGATTCAAGGAAGAGGAAGATAACGTAACTGCGAGATTGGCTGCGGAAGTGCTTGAAAGGTGTGCAGAATACTGCATTCAGATTGAGGGTCATGAATTTGATGTAGTCATGGAACGAAATGTCCTTGATTCTCTTCTTTCTGGTCGAATAATAAGTCGTATTGTCTATGAACCATTTTTCAAGACTGGGAATGATACACTTCGTGAGCTAACCGCAGAAGAGGTACTTGGAATCGGGACAAGTGGGGAAGAAATACCAGGGTTAGAGGGCGATCAAGTTAGAACCCCTGGTGAAGAGACGAAAGAGTGGGAAGAAGCATACATTAAGTATGTTTATCGCAGGGATTTCCTGCATTCCCGTGCAAAGGGATGGGAAGATGTCTGGTGGGCTGCTTTTGGTGCGGATTTGGACAAAGACGAGCTTGTAGAGCAATTTGGGGCTGAAATCGCCGGAAATATCAATGTTTCAACTGTTTCTGGTGAGGAAGCTTCAAAAGAACGTGAAAAGACCGGAGAAGAGGGTCATAGAGAGCGTAAAACCGTTAGAGTGTGGGAAATCTGGAATAAACGTGATTTAGAAGTTATTTTCGTTGCAGAGGACAATAAAATCATCCTAAAGCGCGAAAAAGACCCATTAGAGCTAGAAACGTTTTTCCCGTGTCCAAGACCGGTATTTACCGTTTACACCAATGATTCGCTTGTTCCTGTGCCGGAATATACAATATATCAGTATCAGGCAGAAGAACTAAATATCCTTACTAGGCGTATTACACGATTAACCGCCGCATTAAAGGTGAAGGGTATTTATGACAGCGATATAAAAGAGCTAAAAGGTTTACTCAAAGGGGAAGAGAATGAGCTTATACCATCTTCGAGTTTTGGTAAGCTCGCGCAAGCTGGAGGTGTTGAAGGTGCCGTGGCGTGGATGCCGATTGCGAATATCGGGGACACGATATCCAAGCTTATCGCTTTACGTCAGGATACCATTCGTACAATTTATGAGATCACTGGCATTGCTGATATACTACGAGGGGCCAGCGACCCTAGAGAAACGGCTACAGCGCAAAGAATTAAAGGTCAGTATGGCGCAATGCGTATTCGGAAAAGACAAAAAGAAGTCCAGAGATACGCCCGAGACCTCATCCGTCTCTTAACAGAAGTAATAGCGGAACAATTCTCGTCAAAAACATTAATGGTCATGTCTGGTATCGAGCAACGTCAATTTGAAGGTACTGGCATGGATCAAGTCGTGGAAATGCTTAGAAACGATGCTTTGCGGGGCTTTCGCATTGACATTGAGACAGATAGCACTATAGTAGAAGATGAGGAACGAGAGAAGAAAGAGGTAATGGAATTCATGATGGCTTCGAGTCAATTCATGGGTGCGTCGTTCCAGGCTGTCAAGTCTGGTATGATGCCTCCAGAAGTTGCTCAAGAAATTATGCTGTTTGCCTCACGTCGTTTCCGCGCTGGTCGCAAGCTCGAAGGAGCTTTGATGAAGATTGGTCAGCAACCCCCACAGGATAAGGAAAAAGAGGGTAAGCAAGCCGAGCTGCAAGCTAAAACGCAGATCGAGATGGCGAAGCTCCAGCAAAAGGACTCGCAGTTTAAGCAAGAGATTGAGCTAGAAATGGGTAAGCTCAAGGTCAAGATGATGGAAATTAAGGATAAAAAGGTCATTGCCCAAATGAAAGTACAGGCAGATATCTACCAGGCAATGATTAACAAAAAGACAGTTGAAATAAATGCACGTGGAGGTGCGAATTGAAACGCATCTACGCCATGAGAAACGGAGTGTTTACCGAGGTAACGGAAGAGAAGCGTAAAACTCCTGTTTCTCTATCACCTGCAATATGGGGTGAGATTGCACCATATGAATTCATGGGTGACTCACACAGGGGCAATCATGAGATTATCACTTCACGAACTCGTCACAAGGAAGTATTAAAAGAGGGCGGGTATATTGAGGTTGGTAATGAAGTACCGCAAAGGCTTCGGAAGGCTCGGGTAAGAGCGCAGGAAGCTCAGGGGGAATAATGGATAACGATGTTAAGAGTCTAGCTAAAACTATTAACGATGATCTTTCGGCTACATTCGATCAAATGAAAAATGAATCCGAGGAAGCGGATAAGAAAAGGGAGGCAGAAGATGCCTTGCGGGAAGAAGAAAAAGAAAAAGAAGGGGAAGGGAAAGAAGAGATAGAGGAGGAGGAGAATAAAGAGAAACCGTCCGAAAAGTCCACCGAAGAGGAGGAGCCTGGATCGGACGAAACGAAATCTGAGGAGGAGGAAGAGGAAGAGTCAGAAAAGAAGACACCCTTAGAACCAGGTGATCTTGAGCCTAATTCTGGATGGGACAAGGAAGCACAAGATGGGTTTAGGCAACTTCCGCAAGAAATGCAGGAATTCATGCTTAAACGCAGTCATGAAATGCAAGCCGACTACACCAATAAAACCAAAGATGTGGCGGAAATCAAGCGTGCCTTAGAACCCGCAAGGGAACTAATCGACAAGCTTGGTGTTAGTGACGGTGAAGCAATAAAGAACCTTGTCGGTGCTCATATGCTTTTGCAATCAAAACCGCAAATTGGCATCCAGTATCTTATGCGGGCTTACAACATCTCTCTTGAGGATGTGCAAGAAAATTGGCAGGACGAAGAAACCTTCACTCAGAATGTTAAGGAAAGTGGAAAGCTAGCCGACGCTGAAACTCAACTGAAATCTAACGAACGCAAACAACTCGAAGCCAACATCGCACAAATGAAGGTTGAAATCACTGAATTCAAGAAAGACCATCCTCACTATGACAGGGTAGAAGATAGAATGAAAACGCTAGTGAAGATGGCCCTTGTATCCGGTGAAGAGAAACCTACGCTTGAATCACTTTATAACGAGGCAATTAAGCTTGACCCTGAGATTGTGGCTGAAATAGCTGACAAAGGTAAGCTGAAATCTGGTAAAGAAGTGAAAGATGCAAAAAAGGCTTCGACAAGGATTAAGGCGTCCGAGAAGAAAGACGAAGAGAAGCCCGGTAAGCCTACTACGGTCCTAGACGAATTATCCCAAAACTGGGATAAGAGTGCGAATGCGTGAATAAAAAGAAAGGGTAGTTTATGGCAGAGCCAAATCTAACCGAAGTAGTGGCGACTACTCTACGCAATCGCAGTCTTGATTTTGCAGATAACGTTTCTAAGGGAAATGCTCTTCTTACGAAGATTTCATCCAGTGGAAACGTGAATTCCGCGGGCGGTGGTCGTACCATTGTTCAGGAACTCGAATACGCGGAGAATGCGACATTCAAGTATTACTCGGGCTACGAGACGCTTGATATTGCACCGACCGATGTATTCGATGCAGCGGAATATAACTGGAAACAGGCTGCTGTTGTCGTAAGTGCTTCCGGTCTTGAGGTCAATGTCATGACCACAGGTAAAGAAGCTACACTGAAACTGCTTGAGAAACGCATTTCCAACGCAATGAAAACTATGCGGAATAACATTTCCATAGGTATTTACAGCGATGGAACTGGTTCCTCGGCCAAACAAATCACAGGGTTACAAGCCCAAATTGCCGATGTTCCATCATCCGGGGTGGTCGGAGGCATTGACCGTTCAAATTGGTCTTTCTGGCGCAACCAGATTGGAAGCGCAGCGAATATTGACAAGACCACAATTCAGGGACTCATGAAAGCTATGTGGCTTGCCACGCAGCGCGGGCCAGATACCACAAAGCTTATCGTTGCTGACTCCATTCGTTATACCGATTACTGGGACTCTCTGACCACTATTCAGAGAATCACCCGCGAAGACAAGGGTATGTTAGGATGGGAGACGCTTGCGTTCCTCAGTGCAGAGGTTGTGTATGATGGTGATTCAGGACTCCCCGCGGAGCATATGTATTACTTGAATACCGACTATCTGTTCTGGCGTCCGCATACTATAATTAACATGGTTCCGCTTGACCGTCGGAACTCACTCAACCAGGATGCGTTTGTCGTGCCGGTTGTATTCGCTGGTAATCTTACCATGTCGAACGCAGCGCGACAGGGCGTTATCTTCGATTCGGTGTAAGGGGGTTCATCATGGGCTGGAATACCATTGATCTACCCGGTGCCAAAATTGAAAGTTTTGGCACAACTGCAATATTTAACCTTGGACAGACTTGCAAAGCACGAAACTCCACAACTGGTTATATTGGTGAATTCGTGTATATGCAGGGTGTCGCAACTTGTGCCGTTGGAGATTGGGTTCTTCTGAACTACACCGATTGTGTCGTGTCGTTGCTAGCGGACACAAACATTGGTGGCGTTGGTGTTGCGATGAGTGCGTCAATAGCGGACACGTTTGGATGGTTCCAAATCCGTGGTAGGGCAGAAGCGAGTCTTGCTGCCTCGTGTGCTGACAATGCTCAGTTGTACACCACTTCGACTGCTGGTACTGTTGATGATGCTTCCTCCGGGGAGTATCAAATCTATGGTGCCCGATGTGCTGAAACAGTCACTAGTGCTGCGGTTGGTGAAGTTGAACTCAACTATCCACAGGTTGGTGGTCCTGACGGCTCGTAACCGAGAAATAACTAACTAGAATAACGGGGGGAGGATTCCCCTCCCCCCCATTCATTACAAAGGGGATTATGATGGAAGATATGCCAGTTTCTTTTGACCACATCGCAGCGAACAGAGGTATGCAGGAACCAGATGGTTGCATTCCTTTGTTTCATAAACGAGTCATGGATGATCCTGTTAAAAGTGAAGAAACAGGTAAGCGTGAATACAAGGAAGTTGCGTTTGTTAAGGTTCTTTCTCCGGGGAATGATAAAGAATTTCCAGATTTTCGAGTTACTGAGGTTCATAAAAAGCGTTGGCCGAGACAGTGGGAAGCATTTTCAGAGGGGACAGATGTTGCGCTGGAAGGCACTCCGCTTGAAAAGTGGCACGGAATCACTCCGGTTGAAACTCGAATGCTGAAAGATGTTCATGTGCTGTCTGTTGAAGGATTAGCTGAATTACCTGATTCTAACCTCATGAATATTGGAACAGGATTCCTGCCATTGAAAACGCGAGCTAAAGCATTTTTGAAGTCACAAGAAGGCGAAGCCGGGTTTATGAAATTGGAAGCCGAGAAAGAGGTTCTTCAATCTCAAGTTGATACTCAGGGCGAGCAAATTGATCTATTAGAACGAAGAGTTGCGGAACTCATGTCTACCACTGTAGCTCCTGTAACTCCAAAGAAGGCATCTGCTAAGGGGAAATAATGACCTTTCTTGAGATAGCGAATAATGTTGCAATAGGTGTTAGATTGCCAGAGATGACAGCATGTTTTTCTAGTGCTGATCGCAATGCTAAGGTGATAAAGCTTTCTATCATAAATGCAGCAGAGCGTGACATTTTTCGTGGATCAGACTGGTCTTTTCTGACAAAGCGACACGCATTTACCACTATTGATGGTACAGACAATTATTCTTTACCGGCTGATTATCACAGGTCAATACCTACTACATTTTGGAACAATACCTCGCAGCGTGTAGTCCTTGGTCCCACATGCATTGAATCATGGGCTATGTACCGAAATAACGCATTCGGTGTTAGCGCAATTGACTATGTGTGTAAGATATTGCCCGTTGATGGAGTTAATAAGCTGTTTTTGATTCCGACTCCAGGTGGAGAAGAAGCAATATCGTATTACTATATATCAGATAGATACGTGAAGTACAGGGGAATTCTTGTTCCAGCATTTACTGGAGATGATAATGAAACGATTTTTGATGATGATCTTGTAGAATCCGGCGCGTTGTATCGTACTCTTCGCACTCTCGGGTTAGATTATGGCGAAGAAAGACTTGAATTTACTTCGCTTAGAAAGGAACGTACATCCCATGATGGAGGTGCTGAGATTCTCAATATGGCTCCTGGTTATGGTTCATTAGGGGCAAATACTCCTCTCGTCGGGATGGGATAATGACTATCCTTGAATCACCCCGTCAAAGCATAAGGCTTACAAAAGCTAGGAAGCGCATATCAAAAGAATATCCTATGGAGGTTCCGACGGGTGGGCTGAATACGAGAGATAGTCTTGATAATATGCCTGAGCGTGATGCGATTGTTTTGCAGAACTGGACTCCGGACCTAGGTTCGCTACGTGTCCGTGGTGGTCGCAGAGAACATACGGACTCAAACGATATAAACGGGCATACCGGCGGTCACGTCGAAAGCTTGATGGTTTATGAGTCCGGTTCTGCAAAACAATTATTAGCAGCGGAATATGGGGCGGAAGATACGTGTGTTATTTATAACGCTACAAGCATTGGTGCGCCAGGAGATCCAGTATTAAAAGACGGAATATCTATTGCTCGTCTTAATTCTGTCAATTTTGAGGGTAAGTTAATCGTTGTTGGCAACGGGATGCTTCCTCAAACTTATGACGGAGAAGATATGACTGATCTATCAATCACCGGCGTTGGTTGGCCGCGTTCAGATGTTGTAGGGATTAACATACACAAGGATCGTGTATTTTACTGGATTGCCAATTCTCAAGATGTATGGTACACTAATTTATACACTCCAGGTGCCGCAGTTGCTAAGTTTCCGTTATCATATGTAGCTAGTAAGGGAGGACGTTTAGTACATATGGCGACATGGACGCAGGATGGCGGGTCCGGACCAGATGACCTAGCTGTATTTTTCATGTCTAGCGGTGAAGTGATAATTTATCGCGGTTCTTCACCTGCTGCTTATGCTGATTGGGCCTTGATTGGTAGGTATGATATTGGTGTACCACTTTCAGATCGTTCCATAGTTAAGTTTGGTAAGGACATAATTGTTTCTACTGAGTTTGACTATGTTTATTTCTCTGAAATAATCCAGGGTGAAGAGGCAAGGCAGAAAAAGACCAAAATAACTGGAGCATTAAAACAAGCAGTTATTGATTACGGTACGAACTGGGGATGGTGTACTGCCCTTTTTAGTGCCGGGAAGCTTGGAATTTTCAATGTTCCAATTACTACAAACTCGAAAGCTATGCAGCATGTTGTTAACCTTATTACCGGAGCTTGGACAACTTGGACAGGTCACAACGCCAATTGCTGGGTCGAATTCAACGGAAAATTATATTTTGGTGGAGCTGGCGGTAAAGTCTACCAGGCTGAATATCAATATGACGATGAAGGAAGCCCTATTCAGTCGGTCCTACAGACTGCATGGAACAAGCTCAAGTATTCCTCTAACAAACGTATTATTGGTTTGCATGAGCATTACCGTGCTGGCAGTGCTATCAACATCAGCAACGAATTTGCAACTGACTACGGAAACTTTCCATCACAAGGCTTTCCATCCGAGACAGATTCAGTAGGCACTAACTGGGGTAGCGATTGGGGCAGTGTATGGTCATCTGGTGGCGTTACTTATAATAACTGGAACCTCGCCTATGGTAATGGTCGTGTTGTTTCGATGCAAAAGAAACTTCAAACTAAACAGCTTGTAGAGTGGTTCGGGATGACATGGCTTTATGAGAAGGGTTTCAGATTGTGAATATCTGTGTTCCCCGTAATGCGGAAGAGAATCGCTCAATGGCAGAAAAGATTCTCAATGATGTTGAGGGACCGGAAGAAACACCAGGTGTTGCAAATTTCACAGCATTCATACTTGACAAGAGCGAGGAGCCTGTGGCGGGGTTACTGTTTTACGGGTTTTCCAAGTATAATATCTTTCTTACTATTATAATTTATCAACCTAAAAAAGTCACAAGAGAAAAGATTAATCAAGTATTTTCGTTCGCATTTGAATATCCATTTCAAATTTATAGAATAACTGCCCTCGTGTCGTCCACGAACCGGCGAAGTCAAGTCCTTATGAAAAAGACTGGTTTTCATAAGGAAGGTGAGTGCATCGGCTTCAATGGTACAGAAGACGATGTAACGATAGTTTATCGTTATACACAAAAGGATTGGTACGGGAGTAAATTCTATGGGAAATCTCAAATCCAGTGATCCAACCTCATTAGACACAGAGGGCATGTTTGAGGATGCGGCGTATTGGAATAGATACGACCAAACCACGCCTTGGGGTGGTGTGCGGTGGAATGATGACCGTACAGCAATGACACAATACTTGTCTCCCGAAATGCAACAGTTGATGGGTATGCAAATGGGTATGTATGGCGGCGCGCTTTCTGAAATGATGGCGTGGTTTGGCATGGACCCGAATGCGTTTTCTTCATTTGGAATGCCGGATGATGGTGGTGGTGGTCCTTCTGATCCATTTCCAGGCGGTGGTGGTGGTGACGGTGGCGCTAGCGATACCATTTATAAAGATCCGAACACACAAGATACTAATAAAAGCTTAGCGGATAGTCCTCAAGCCGATTGGGGGCCAGGGAATTGGTACAATTTATATGAGAAGTTAGGAATGCCACATGGCGGGGATGAGGGTGATGACACCAACTGGAGTGATTCCGGCTTAGTCCCGAGATGGTTTTCAGAAACACATCACGGAGACGATCCCATTGCATTTGTATCATGGTGGCTTCGGAATGAGGATCGTGGTGGTTATACTCAAGAAGATTTTGAGTCAGTTGGTTTAGAATATGGTGATATCTGGAGTAGCGAATCTGTTCCCGATGTTTGGTTAGGTCACATTCTGGAAATGACTGGTAATACATCAGAGGGTTTACCTCCTCCCCGTCCTGCTGGACCACAGGTAACACCTGACGACGGTGGTGCTAGCGATACCATTCCTGGTGGCGATGGCGATGGCGATGGCGACGGCAATGTTGGTGGCGGCGGTTGGCCTTGGGGAACGGGTGGCACTGGTGGACCGTTTAGTAGCTGGGGCGGTAGACAACCGGAAATGTTTTGGGCAGAAGATATACCTAGTCTATTATGGGAAATGGATTGGGATGCTATACCGGATCTGCCAACACTAGATCAATTCAGCGAAGATCGTGAACGAATCACAAATGAAATGTACACACAAGGGCTTGGACTCCTAGACCCGTATCTACAGGAACAAGAGTCAAAGCGTCGTCAAGGGTTAGCGGATAGAGGAATCCCCATTTCAGCCGAAATTGGTCAAGCAGAAATGGGCGATTTCGGACGCGAACGTACAAAACATTTGGGTGACTTAACATTTGCGTCTACTATGGGTGGATACGATGAAGCAGCGCGTCAATTCGGACTAGGGCTTGGCGCGTACTCCACCGGATTACAGGGCGAAATGTCACGACTTGGCATGCAAAATCAGGCTCGTACTCAAGGATGGAATGAGCGCATGGGAGTGCGTAGTCAGAAATGGAACGAACTCGCCTCCATTCTTGGGATGTCTATGATGCCGTCTCAGCAAATGGGATACAACTTTAATCCAAGCATTAATACAATGGAAGGATACGGGCTGAGACAACAAAACAATCAATTTAACGCTGGATTGTTTAATGATTGGATGAGTGATATCTTCAACTCCATCAGCTTTGTGTAAGGAGGAATAGATGGGCGTATTATTTGATCGTGGCGGTACTGGACTCACCCCGCAAGGTGAGCCAATGTCGATGGAAGAGCTTATGATGATGTTACAAGCTATGAGCGGCGGCGGCGGCGGTGGAATTACCAACGCAATGCGTGGCTTATTTGCTCGTAAAGCAATGAAAAATAGATCCGGCGCACGAGTAGATAAAACTAAATCGGGCATAGCTGGCATGGCTGGTGGTAGCCCTCCCGGTGGACCTCCTCCCGGTGGACCTCCTCCCGGTGGACCTCCTCCCGGTGGTGGCAGTAATCGCGCTCCCGGTGGCGGGTTCTCACTTGGTCTTGGTCAAGGTGGCGGCAACGAAATGGCGCAATTACTTGCTATGATGAAACAGGGCGGTGCTGGTGCTGGTGGCCCTGGGGGTGCTACTCCCCCTGCCCCTTTTCCACAGGAGGGAGCGGTAGGAGGTTCGGCTTTAATGCCAACAAAGGCGCCTCTCAGTCCAGGCGCAATGGACGGCAAACCGCCCGGTCTGGTGGCGGTGCCGGTAGAGGAAAGCCTAGAGAAGTCGGCCTCGATACCATCCTCGCGCTATTCGCCTGATCCAGCGGAGCGTGTAAAACAATTTTACACGGTCACTCCTCAGAAGATCAAGGCAATACAGGATATGTTCCTGAGCCAAGATCCGTTACTGCGTGACGTGGCAAAAGGTTGGTTAGCCGCTGTTGCTAGTGGTCCGAAGCCGAAAGATCAATACTTAACTACCTCCGGTGGCCCCATCCTTGACATCTTTAATCAAAGATGGCTAATTCCACCAAAGGGTGAAAAAACGGAGATAAAGCATCTTGCCCCTGGAGCAAATGCAGTAGTTATTACTCATCCAGATGGATCGCAAACAAGAGAAGTAATTCATATCCCATTAGAGGGTGACTATCAACTCCTTAAAGGTGTTTCAACGAATCCAACAACGGGCGTA